GCCGTAGGCGAAGTCGGCACCCGTCCTCTCCGCCTCGCGGAGCAGGATCTCGTGGTTGTTGGGGGCGTACTCGTCATCGTCGTTGAGGACGCTGATCCACTCGCCCCTCGCCCAGTCGAGTCCGAAGTTGAGGGCGGTCAGGCCGTACAGTCCCCAGGCCAGGCTGTGGTCAGGGGAGTACACGTCGTGGGCGAGGTTCCAGAACCGGAAGCGGCTGTCCTGCATCGCGATCTGGGTCATCGCCCAGACCGTGCTTTCCTCCGTCCCGTCACCAACCACGATGCATTCCCAGTCGGGGTTTGTCTGGGCGATCAGGGACGGGATCGCCCGCTCCATCAAAAGCTGGGTCCGGTTGAAGGTCGGGATGATGACGCTGATCACGGGACCGCCTGCTCGACCATCGCGTGGCGGATCTTCCAGCGGGCCTCGTCGCCATCCCAGGTCCTGGTGGCACCCTCATAGGTCGAGTCCCACGCGGCCCCGTCGGGCTCGCGATAGATGGGGTGCTTGTGCTCCACCACCGCGTCCCGAGCCCGCATGAACTGGTTGTGGCGCTGGGCTGTGAAGAACTGCTCGTTGTCCGCGAAGTTGTGCCCGTAGTCGGGGTGAAACGCGAGCCCAGGGGCGTCGAACACGGCCTTGGGGAGGTAGGAGCGGCGCATCACGGCCTGGGTGCCGGCCATGTTGTGCATGTCATTCACCGCCACCACGTCCCAGCCCACGCTCATCACCTTGAGCGCCTGACCGAGCCAGCCCTGGTGGTGGATCACGTCGTCCGAGCCGAAGAACATGGTCTTCGCGTCATCCAGCCACTTCACCAACTTGTTCATGCGGGTGACGTAGCGGCGGTCCTCGCAGTCGGAGTCATCGATGTACCACTCCTCGAGCTCATCGAGGATGGCCTTGCTCTCGTCGTCGCTGACGCAGAACAGGATGAAGTGTTCCTCGGGCGTGGTGGCGTGAATGTTCGCGACGAGGTCCCGCAGGCGCTGGGGCCGGTCGAGCGACGGCACGAGGATCGCGCAGGGCAGGAGGTGGTTGATGCCCCCGTCCGCGACCCAGATCGACCCGGCACCGATGTGGACCGACAGGGTCGAGTCCACGACACGCCGAACGTCGGAAAGCGGAGCCTCGGGCCATCCCGGGTTGGGCCAGAAGTCGTGGCCGCAGAACAACCCACCCGGAGCAAGGAGAGGCCTCCAGGCCGCGAGATCCGCCGCGACGGACTCCGCATCGTGAGCGCCGTCGATGAAGATCATGTCGAAGGTCTCGCCCTTCGCGGCGAAGTCCGCAGCGGCAGCGATGGATGCCCCGATGACCGGGATGACGTTATCGGCCCTGTTCCGCAGGAACTCCTGCCACAGCCACTCGGCTCCGCCGGCCTGAAAGCCCGGGTCGAAGTCCGTCTCCTTGGAGCCCTCCCAGGTGTCGATGGCAAAGACGGTGCCGGGGGTATTGTCCGCGAGGGCTGCGGTGCTGCGACCCCTCCAGGAGCCGATCTCCGCGACCCGGGTGTGGGTCTTGGCCTGCTCCGCGAGGAACGTCAACTCCTCGGACGACATCCAGCCCTCGATGCCAAGGGCTCGCTCGATCACTTGAACATCTCCTCGTCACCCCAGTACACCGTGGGTTCCCAGCCCGGAACGTCGTTGATCCCGACGTAGTGGTCGGAGTCGCCGTATCGCTCGGGGCCGAAGGTGTAGTCGAGACCGAGGCGAGCGGCCATCTGGAGGACCGTCACCTCATTTCCCTCGCCGCCACCAACGTCCCAGATGTGGCTCGCGTAGAGGCTGGGGCTCATCGCCTGGGTGACGAGGAGCCTGACGTAGTCGCTGACGTGCAGGAGATCGCGCACCTGGTGCCCATCGCCGTTGATCGTGACCGTAAGGTCCCTGTCGCGGGCTTTGAGGAACCACGCGATCCAGCCCGACTCCAGCGACCCCTCCTGGCCCGGACCGTAGATGGTGCCGGGGCGGTTGACGATGACCGGGAAGTCGTAGGTGCGCCCGGCCTCGAGACTCCACGTCTCGACCATCTGCTTGGCCGCTCCGTAGGGCGTCAGTCCGTCTCGGGCCTTGACCGAGCTGGTGACGATCACGGGCGTCTGGCGGACGGCGGCGAGGTCCATGACGTTTGCTGCGGTCACCACGGTGTCGCGGAAGGTGTCCATCGGACGGTTGATGCTGCCCAGGGTCGAGCAGGACCCCGCGAGGTGGATGATCAGATCGGGGTGGGAGTCCCACAGGCCCAGCGGCAGATGATCGTGGGCGAGGTTGATGCCGGTCTTCTTGTCGGCGGTGATGACCTGGATGTCGCGCTTGCGAAGGGTGTCAACCAGATGTCTCCCGACGAAGCCGTCGGAGCCAGTGACGAGGATCCTCATGCCGGATCCCACTTCTTGCTCCAGATCTCGGGAGCGTACCCATCGACCACCCAACGCGGGAGCCCCTGGCTGAAGTCGTAGTTGACGAGGTGGATGCCGCCGTTGACGTGGAGCATCTTCGTCGGGTAGTCCACCGCGAGTCTGCCCTTGGTCTCCGTTGCCAGCTCCTGGTGGGAATGGGCGGCGAGTTTCGCCATCCTGTCTTCAGGCGACCCGAACCAGCCGAGATGCCAGCCGGAGTCAGGGATCCTCGGGTAGGTCTTCTGGCGACCGTCCCTGACCGCCAGCGGGCTAGAGCCGATGTGGCGGCGCTGTCCGATCACGGACCCGGCCCACGCCGTCGGATGGCGGTAGTGCAGGGAATACACGAGGTAGTACATCCACAGGCACATCGGCTGCCACGGCTGGCCCTTGAAGCCGTCCACGACCTCGCGGCGGGGGATCTCGTCCATGTCGCCGTAGATGACCAACTCGTCGCCGGGAAGATCAGCGAGGATCTCGCCGGCAGCCTCGCGCTGCTTCTCCTCGCGCCTCCAGTTCGGCTCCCCTTCGGAAGTCATCCACTCCTTCGACCGGAAGGGGATCATCGAGGTGTCCCCCAGCTCCGCACGCACGACCGTGATCGGGTAGTCGGCGTACTTCCCTGTGGCGATGGCCTCGGTCAGAAGGTAGGGCTTGGGGATGCCGGAGAACGTGTGGTCGCCCTCGATGATGATGAAGCGGTCAACGACAGGTCCCAGCTCGAACAACCGGCAATCGAGCATGTCGAAGTCGTCGAGGAACATGACGACATCGGTGGTCATCAGCGGGCCAGGTACTCGGAGAAGTGCTCCACCGTGTCAACGATGCCGTCCTCGAGCCTCACGAGCACGGAGGGATGCATCCCGATGACCTCGAGCGTGGTCGGATCACCCTTGACGACCGATCCCACGTCCTCTCCTGGACGCATGTCAAGGTGCCTGATCTCGACGGCGATCTGCGCTTGCCTGGAAACCTCGTCCGCGACGAGGCGGGCGATCTCGTTCACGTCGGTCTCGCGACCCGTGCCGGCCTCGAGCGTGCCCAGGGGGCCGTACTTCTCGGTGCCCTCCAGGGAGTCAACGAGGATCCGGGCAACGTCACCGACGTAGATCATGTCCATGATCTGGGAGCCGTCGCCGTAGATCTCGATGGGCTCGTTCGAGAGGGCACGACAGATGAAGCTGGGCATGATCTTGCGGACCTTGGACGGGCCGTAAGGTGCAGACGCGCTCTGCCTGGGGCCGTAGGCGTTGAGGGCTCGGACCACGGTCATCCTGCTGCCCCGGAAGCGGACATGCATGTCCACGAACCGCTCGATGGTGTTCTTGGTGATCGAGTAGGTGTTGTTCATCCAGTAGTTGCCGACGGAGATGTTGACCAGCGGAACGTCGTACTGAGCGCAGGCCTCGAGGACGTTCAGCCCCCCCAGGATGTTCGTCTCCGCCGCAGGGCGAGGGTTCCTGATCGTCTCCTGTGTACCGAGAACCCCAGCCAGGTGGATGACCCCGTCGGCGTGGGCGACGGCCTCGGTGACGGAGGTGGCGTCTCGGACATCCCCGAGAACGGTGGTTGCACCGTCTGCGGCGAGTCGGTAGCGGGTGTCGAGGACAGAGACGAGGTATCCACGCCTGACCAGTTCCTCCGTGACGTAGCGACCGATGAACCCGTTGCCACCTGTGACCAGGACTGTCTTCACGATCCCTCCGAGGATGAGGATAGGTAGGCCCGCAGCGCCTCTCGCCAGGGACGCATCCGGTTGAGTCCCCGAAGGGTCAGCATACGGTTGACCATCATCTCCGAGCGCGGCCTCGGCGCGAAGTACTCGTCTCGGAACAGGTCGCTTCCACAGGCCACCACGGCCACGTCCTCGCAGCCGAGGGCATCGACCAGCTCGAGGGCCACGTCGTATCGCGTGCCCAGGCCGGGTGACACCATGTGGTAGAGGCCGTAGTAGGGCGTGGACACCAGGTCGAGAAGGTTCTCCGCGAAGTCGGCGGTGTAGGTCGGCGTGCCCCACTTGTCGTCCACGGCGGTGATCAGCTTGCTCCCGCCGTCGATCTGGGCGCGGACCTTGGCGATGAACTTGTGGTCGAGGGCGTGTCCTCCGATCATCCAGCCGGCGCGGATGATGTAGTGGCGCGGGAGCCTCGAGACGTAGGTCTCACCCGCGAACTTCGTCGCGCCGTAGACGTTGATCGGGTTGGGAGTGTCGAGCTCGTCGTAGGGACCCAACTTCTTCCCGTCGAACACGCCAGCGGTCGAGATGTAGACCAGCGGGATGTCGTTCTTGCCGGCGACGAGCGCGACGTTCTGGGTGCCTACGGCATTGGTGAGCCAGGCGTGGTCCTGGTCCGTCTCGCACCGTTCGAGATCCGTCTCCGCCGCAAGGTGGAGGATGAGGGTCGGGCGCTGGCCGCGCACCACCCTGGTGATGGCGTCGTGATCGCGCACGTCGAGTGGGTAGATGTCGTCTCGCGGGACGAGATCGGTTGCGAGGACCGAGTGGCCGGCACGCCTGAAGGCTGGCAGGACGGCGCTGCCGAGCATGCCGCCGCAGCCCGTGATGAGGACGTTCAAGATCCCTCCGAGGATGAGGGAGTCGGGAGCCGCCGATGGAAGGTTCGGCGGCTCCTGTGAAAACTATGATGCCACCGTGGTGGGATCACGCCTCATCGTAGCTGTAGTTGACCGTCTGCTGAGTCCAGTTTCCCGGACCGGCAGTCGCGCCGACCGCGAGCTGCATGACGAGGTACTTCGACCAGACGTTGACCTGGGATGCCGTGTACTGGGCGTTATCCCAGATGGCCTTGTTGCCAGCGGTGTAGGTCGTTGCGGCGACGTTGGCGATGGTGGAGGCGGCGGTCGTGCCGACCTGGTACGTCACATACGCCCCGGTGAACCACAGCGTGGTGGTCGCGTCCACCGTGCTGTTGAACCACACCTTGAAGCTCTGGACGTAGTTGGCCGGGGTCGCAGTGACCTTGAGCCGGATCCACTTCTCGTAGGAGTTGGTTCCGACCGTGATCGGGTTGGCCTGGCGGTTCGCCAGGGTGTTGGAGAAGTTGTCCGCGCTGATGAGGTCGATACCGGTCACCGAGTCGGTGACGGTGGGACCCGCAGCCGTGGACACGCTGAGAACGAGCGTTGCTGCCATGGTCTTCCTCTAGGTTTCTCGACCATGGGATTGGTCTTCGATAGCCTCCATGGGATTGGAGGAGGTCATCTCAGCCAGGATCCGAGCGATCTCGTCCTGGTTGGCCTTCACGCCCTCGAGGAGCATCTCCTGGGGCGTCAGCGCCTTCTTGGGGCTCGATGGCTTCGACTGCGCCGGGGCGGGCGGGGGAGTCGCGACCTCCTTGGCCGAGAGCACGTCATCGACGGTCACGACGCCAAGGGGGGTGTTCGCCATGAGCTTGTTGTACGGGTTCTCGGGGTCGTTCGGGTCTCCGAGCGGCGGACGGCCTTCGTCCAGCC